TCGTTAAAGGCTTTGGCTTTGATGCTGATATATGCGCGGTGTGCGATCCATAGGGTTATGCAATAAAGCGCAAAGAAGATACCTTCATTGAACATCAGCGTTCACCCCAAATCGGTCGAGCCAATAAGCTGAGATTTCTTCTCTACTCAATCGCCCTCTCACTGATTTTCTACCTAACGACTCAATTGCATATCGGCGAATTATCTGGCCTTTGACGTAATTCTTACCATCAGACCAAGCGCCCGAAGTGCTATCAAATCGAATTACTGCTGGATTATTTATCACTTACGCTCCCGTTCTGTAATCCTTAAATGGATTTACGGGATAAATGTATTTAATTAAATGGATTTATACAAGAAGCAGCTCGGAGTGTCGCAGGTCTAAGAACCCACAAAGTTTCTCCACTAGCCCTTTATTGGCGTAATCGGTCTTATCTGGAAGGGCCTTTAATTGCCACTCAGGCTCGTTTATAGCCCCTAAATCGAACTGATAGACCCCTTGTGGGGTGGAGTTGATATAAAGCGTCCTAGCGCCCGTCCTAGCCCTTATTTCGGCCAGATAATCCCACTTCTTCTTCTCAATCAGTAGAGTTGGGTAATGGGTGCGGCGGCACTTCATCTCAATATAGGAATCGCTAGTAATGCCGTCGTGCCGGTCGGTCGGTGAGACTGGCGTTAAGTCCGGATAAACCGACTTAAGCGCCTCGAATAGTTCCACCTCGCGAAGGTAAATTAGTCGTCCTCTTCCCAATCATCGAGCGGATTCTTTATTGGGTCGCTCGGATCAACAATCCAATCGGGGTAAGAACTTCTATCCATTGCAAAGGCCAAAGCTGTGCCTTCGTCCATTCCGGCTTTGCGGCAAGCGTCATAAACTTCTTTGGCAGCAATAGCCCAAAAATCCAGCTTTGTAAGAATTGGCTCCTTCGTCGTTTTGCGACGTTTTGACACCTTCTTGACTGGCTTCTTAACGCGTTTTCTTGTTGCCACTTCTGGCCACCTTTGCTGAGAGGGCTAATTCTAACTGAGACTCCATCTTGTCGAGGCGCGACACAATGGGGATATTCTCAAGTTTGATGATATATCTCAGTCCGGCGATAAGTAGGCCGATTGATCCGAGAACGCTGGCAATAGTCGCGGCGAGTTCGGAGGCTGCCATTACTTGACTTTGCCGTAACGCTCGTAATTGGGGTTGAGCCAGTTAATCACGGAAGGCAATACACTCACAAGTGCTGCATTGAGAATGTAATCGGGTTGAAGTCCGACTGAGAGGTATGTCGAAAGAGCCGTCGCGACGAATGTTTTCGCCCACGTTGCCGCCATCAGTTTCAATTCTGCCATTTTTTCTGTCTCCTTCGAGGTCGAACCAGCTGCCGTCTTTGTCTCCCAAAGTTGTAAAGCTAATATGGAAGTGCGACCGGTGGGGGTTAGCACCTCTGTATTTTCTGCGTTTCCAATTCATAATCGGACTCATAATTTTGCCATCAAAAATAATATAAGCGATTCGCTTATCGCCTTTTTTTGCTAATTTGCGAATCTTCTCAACTAGCGCGTAGGCCTCTTCCTTATGAGCCGATAAATCAGCATCAATATCTAAAGCTCTAACGATTCCTGATTTAGCGTCTGGTATATGGTCAGAAGTGCCTTTTGCAAGGTGGCGAGCATCAGCAATCCAGCCATCAGACTTCCTATCGCGATCAGGATAATCATCATCAATTTGCTCCCGAAGCTGAATACCTGCTGCGCATAATTTAGGCATTATCTTTATAGATTGTGCTATAAGCCTAAGGCGCGAAGATCGTCAGGCTCTAAACCAAGGGCGGCTAGTTTGGCTTCGGCTGCTGTTTTCTTTGCTAATGCCTGCGCAACTTGCTCAGCTTTCCAATCATCATACTGAGCAAAGCCTGCTTCAAACTGCGATTTAGTTATTGCTGGACTACCACTATGCCAGATAATATCTTCATAATTTTCACCAGATAAAGTATATTCAACATCTGAACATAACATAAATAAAACTTCTCCTGCTATTGCCATTATGCACCTATTTCCATCGCAACTATGCTGTTAATTCTTGTTGCGCTTCCGTTGTAATATGCTGCTTGGCCTTCCCCTTTTTTTGCCTGCACTTTGTATGTCGTTGCTGACGTAGTTGCAGGGCTATCTAAAGTCATCATAGTAAATGCACCATAACCAGACGGACTTGCTGCACTTTGACCCAAAAGCCCATAAGAACCAAGGCCGCCTTCGCAGAGTTGAGTTGCACCTCTTACTAAATTAAAATAACATACAAAATCTCCGCTGTTTGGATTACCAGCATACGCATACGGCATACTAGCGATAACTAAAACTTTACTAGTTGCAGATGAAGGCGTAATAGTTACGCTTAATCCAGTATCAACAAAAGTTGCTGAAGTTGTAGTGAAGTTGCTGGTGTCGGTATCTTGAACAACCTGCAAAACTTTGCCACCACCAGCAGCAGTAGCCCATTTAATTTTGCCGTCCAAAGTGGTATCTACTGTAAGCACTTGCCCAGTTGTTCCAATTGCTAATCTTTGTAAAGTATCAGCTGAATCGCCAACTAATAAATCGCCTTCTGCATCAATTACTGTATTTGTTTCATCACCCGCAAAAGTAAAATCTAAATCTGTGTTTGATGCTTTGCGTAGATTTTGCCCAGTTGTTCCACCTTTGAGATCAATGAACGAGGTATCAATTCCATTACCTAAAGTCCTGATGGCTAAAGCGCCATCTTTGACTAGGTCTGTATCAGCTGGGGTTGTCCAGCCAAAGTTTGATGTTGTTGGCATTAACTAATCACTCCAATCGCGTCCTGCCATTCTAGGGTATTAAGCACACTATTCCAGCTTTCTGCCGCATTGACTTGGTTCCATCTCTGGGCTATTGCCGAGAATTCTGTCGGTGAGGCATTAAAAGTTAACGAAAGGCCACCCACAGAAGCCCTAAACGTCCAGCCTTCAATATAACCCGTGAACTCACCGCCGAGCATTTGTGGCGGAAGGTTAGTAATTCGGACGGGTTGACCCATAAAGATATTAAGCAGGGCGTCTCGATCTGCGTCATCAATCTCAGGGTTTTGAAGAGGGAAGGTTATCGATTGGAAAAGATAGCGAGGGTAGGCGCGAAGGTTGATTAGACGGTCGCCCATATCCTCAACGTCGGCTGTGTTCTTTAAGTAGCTGGAAAACTGCTCCGCGTAAAGGCCATAAGTAGATTGTGATTCGGAATCTTGGGCGATGTATTGGGAGTTGAAGTTGTTGCCATAATCAATAATGATTTTGTTCGCTATGTCGCCCTGTCGCTGGACTATCCCGATTCCTGCTCCAATTGCTTGAGCAGCGTCAAGATCGGTATATCCGTTAGCCACTAAGTAATCTTGTCGATGGCTGGCATCCGCATAGTTGATATTTCCATTGGCATCCTCATACAAATAGCCGAGAGCTGAGGAAGCAATTTGATTGGCGACTGTTGAAATGACTTGATCGGTAATCTGTCGGCTTGCCATTGTATATTCGCCAGCGTCAATAGTGCCTAAACCAATATCTCCAGCGTTCGCCCAAGTCTCTGTTGCTGGTTCGTAAGTAGCCCAAGTCTCGGCCGGTGGAAGTTCGTTCCAACTAGCCAACAATAGGTCATCAAGTAGGTCTGTAATTTGTGCGCCGTCTAATCCTTCGGCTAAGTTGCCATCGAAGGTCGCCCGTTGGAGTCTTATTAAAGCTCCGGTGGCTGTGATGTTGATAGTTGTTACTGCGGCCTGTGATCCGGCGCTTGTGACGATTTGGCGAAGATCCGAAATGCGACCGCCGAATAGTGCCACATAGTCGCCATTTGAATCTTGCACTTCAATAAGTATGGAAGTATTAACCGCAAAACTATAAACGCTGTTATCTGTGTTAATTAGTTGCAAAGAGCAATAGCCAGCAGGGGTAGGCGAGTTAATATCTGTTCGACCAGATGTGATAGTTAGATTGGCAAGAGTTACGCCGGTTACTGTGTCGCCGTTAGCTCTTACTCTCCAGACGGGCGTCCAAGCGGTCATAGGATCTGAGCGTTAGTCCGTAGGTCGCCAGCACCGGTAGTGCCGCGATTGGTTGAGTTATTAAGGGCTAAGACAACAGCGCGAGTGAATCCTTCTTCGTCGATTGCGCTGGGGGCCATTACGTTAACTGTAATATTTCCGCGTTCTTCGCCAGCGCGAACAGCTGCAACGTTGAAATTTGATGGAATAGGTTGGCCGCTAGGCGTTAAAACAGTTGGCACAGAAACGTTCGGCTTGGCGGTTGTGGTTGCTGTGGAGACGACTGGAGTAGGGCTTGAAGTCACTCGCGGCGCGTTTGTCGTTGTTGCTGCGACAGATGCACCGCCAAATGGAAGGCTAGAAGTTGGGATAGAACCAGTCATCGCGGTTTGTGATGTCCCGATATTTGGGATCGTTGAAACGTTAGGCAAAATAGGGATTGCGTTATAAGCGCGAATAATTTTATTAACAGCGTCAATAACATCATTGGCTAATTCTTTGACTTTATTTGTAACAGTCGCGACGACTGTAATAATTCCAGCGATAGTAGCGCCAACAGCTTTAATTGCCGCAACAAGACCATTCTCGAAAATAGGCACTAAGAAATTTTTTACAAAAGACCAAAGGTCGCGCAAAGCTTCTTCGTTATCTCTAAACGCTTTAATGATTGGATCGACTGCCGCTCGTTTTGCTTCTTGGAATTTGGGAATTAAAACGTTGACAAAGTAATCTAATAATTGACGCAGAATCGGCAATAGCGCAGCACCCACAGATTCTTTCGCTTCATCAAAACTTACTTTTAACCGTTTTATCTGACCTTCAAAAGTATTGGCTTGAGTTGCCGCAGCGCCGCCGAATGTGTTGGCGAGTTGCTTAACAGTTCCCTCAAAGCCAAGAGTTTTAGCTTCAGCAGCGGTAATGCCAACACCTAGACGAGTAAGTGTTGTGTTATTGCCTTCGTATGCCTTAGCCAAAGCGTTAGTAACTGTCTCAACGTCTTTTCCTGTGGCGGCTGAGATGTCAAGAGCGAGGTTTAATAGTTCTTGAGATTTCTCTACTGATCCTGTGGCTACCGCTAAACGCTGAAGTGCTGGGCGAAGTTTGTCATCAGCGACTCCGGTGGCTAATGAGGTTTTGAGTATTTGATCTTCAATTGCCGCGATTTGAGCCTCAGTTGCACCCGTAACATTTTCAAGAGCTTGGGCTAGTCGGCGTTGAGCAGCTTCATCTTCAATTGCAGCCTTGACGCCTTCAATCGCTAACTTTCCAGCATAGGCCGCAGCAGCGGCAGCAGCCGCAGCAAAAGCGGCAGCAGCGACTTTGCCGAACTTTTCTAACTTACCGCCAAAGCCTTCGACCTCTTTAGATCCTACGTCTAGCTTCTTCTTAAGGTCATCAACGTCGGCAAGGATGGATAACTTAAGCGTTCTACTTCCAGCCATTATTTATCCCACTCCTTCAATATCTTTGTAAATGCTTCTTCCCATTTCCTTACTAGTTCAGGCTGAATTTTGCGAAGTGCTGGATAGATGAAATAGCCAGAATTTCCTCGACCTTTACGGGAAGTGCGTCTTGGGAACTGACGATAACGATTAGATCCGAATTCGTAACCTGCCCAGAGGTCTTTAGTTGATCCTCCACCAGAGAAACGCTGAGACGCGAATCCATAAGAGAACTCGCCAATCTTCGAGGTTTTGGAAACTTTAACGCCGCTTGTAATGCGATCGACAACGGCTTGTCCAAAGGTTCGAGTGATTCCGTAGGCTTTAACTTCGTTGGCTGCGTATTGAGCGAGCGCACTACTCTCGCGTTTAGCCGCATCAACAGCTTCAGCATCCATCGCTTTGAAGGCGGTAATGATTGAGCGAAGTTCGCGCTTGTCATAGGAAATCGGCTCATCTGCCACCTTTGCGCTCCTTCAATATGTCAATCGCCGTTAATACTTGGTTGATGTCAGTCCATTCACTCATCGGAATTCCGGTTGCTATTGCGATCTCAATTATGAGTCGGTTTATGCTTCCGGATTCGAAGCTTTTGGGCTTTCATCTCCTATCGTCATTTCCTCGACCGATAACTCCCAAATCTCTTGAGACTTAGTCGGTTTTCCTGCCGCTTCGCGCTTGTATGCAAAGTAGGCTAGGTCGAGGAAGTCCGCTTGTTGGTAGGCCGAAATATCCTTCATCGAATAAATCGACTTGCCAGTTTTGCGTTCCCATTTCGCCCACTCAGGGAGTCCAGCGTTATAGGTGACTTCCTCGCCGTTCGTATATTTAATTGTGATACTTAATTTCATAGCTCCCGATCTCCCTCTTAACTAAATGTCTCTGTTACTGCGCCCTTCGATACCTTGAAAGTGAAGGATACAGTCTGAGCGTCGATTCCCGAACCGCCAGCAGTAGGAAACTCTGGCTTAATTGGGAAAACGAATTGAGCGCCCGATGCGGCGGTTAGTGTGATGCTGATGTCGGTGTCCGGTGCTGTCTCGGCTGCTGTCCAAAGTGCTTCGCATACTGAGTTAGCTTTACCCCAATCGGCGAGCATATCGAGCTGGAATGTGCCTTCAACGTTTACAGTCTTGTAAGCCTCTCCATCAAGAGTCTGATAAGTCTCGCGAACGTTGGTCTTTGTCAATACAGCGTTGGTCGCTTGGGCTTGAACGTCCGTTCCACCCGTGAAAGATAGACCAACATCGCGACCAGTAATTACTGTGGTTGCCATTTGTTCTCCTAAGTAGTTTGTGTGTAATAGGTGGAGACGCGAATATCAGCGACTAATAAATTAACCGCTCCCACTTGCGTAACCGATGGCCGCTCTACTGGGCCGACTGTGTAGCCGTCCGGTATGACTGCCAAAACTGAAAAGATAAGCTGCTCAAGATTATCAAGAGAAGCTGGGTTGGAAAGATAAGCAACTCCGCAGGTGATTGTTAGATTAATCTTTGCGTGGATAGTTGCGTCGTTAATTGTGTTGAGTTCTAGGTAAGGCGAATCTGGCACAAGAATAACCGCTGGAACTTGCACAGCCTCAGGCACATACGAATAAACGTTGGCCGAGACTGACCCGAGTGCAGTTGCCAGCGGTGTCCGGATAGAAGAAAGAACAGTTGAGGCAGGCATTAACCCACCATTGTCTCAACGTCGAGGTAAGGCCCAAGAAGACCAGTTACTTTTGCAAGAAGGTTCTTTGAAAGGCGATATGGGGTTACTGCGAAATCGATTCCTTCAATTGATCCGCCAGCTGAGGTTCGGGCTTGAAAGATTTCGACAGAGATAGCCAATACAGCAGATTCGACGTTAGGGTTTCCGACATAGGTTGAGAGGCCAGAGAGAGCAGCGTTTCCTGCTGGGATAATGTTCTTTTCCAATATGTCAGCATTTGTGATTGCGACAGTAAATACATAATCGGTGATTTCGTCGTCGGTTACTGTGTGGGTGCCATTGAAAGGAGATCCGCATCCAGTAATAATGACGGATTGGCCTTCGGTAAATTCGTGAATTGTGGCGGTTTCAAAATAGGCCACATTATCTTCTAATTTAACTTTGTTAATTTTGCTTTGAAATGTGACGAGCATTGGCAAAATGAGATTTTCACTTGTGTCCACAATGTCGTTCAAATATGCGTCTGAATATAGGGATGACGAGACGCCAAGAATCGTTCTTAGCTCTGTAGCCGTGACTATTGTTGGCATCTCGCCTTCCTTTCGTTCTAAGGGGTTAAGCCCTGCTCGGGAGCGGACAGGGCCTAACTTTTAGGATTAATTAGTTCTTGTTAAAGTGGCAAGAACCGTTAGCGACCTTAACTGCAAGTGCGCCGTATCCGTAGTATGCAACCTTCACTTGGCCTGTTGCGATTACATCAGCGCGGAGCTGGAATCGTGGTGATTCATACCAAGTGTAGGACTCTGGGTTAATTACGAACATTGATCCGTCACCTGTGGTGTAAGTCAATGCTGAAAGTGAGCGAGATACATAGAGGTCAAGACCTGCAACGTTTCCGCGTAGTGACTGTGGGCTTACCGCTCCGCCAGCGTTTGATGGTGCTGTGGCTGTGTAGATTGGTCGGCCATTGTCGTTGTAGCTCATAATGTTTGCCCATTGTTCTGGTGATACGACAAGTGAACGAGCAAATCCGAGGCTGTTCTCATAAACCTCAGCAGCGCCCTGCGCTACGAAGCCAAGAAGACCAGCTGCGGTGTTGTCTTGAGCTGTTGGTGCAAGTTGTCCTGAAGAAATAATGAGGTTTGTAACGTACTTATCAGTTTCCTTTGCGTAAGCAAATTCCATTTGACGTACAAGCTCTTCAAAGAACAATGGTGAAGAACGATCCAAGAGTTCTACTGAGAATTCCTGTCCGCCAGCAAATTTCTTTACAGATACGGAAAGGAAAGAGTTTGTCATTCCGGTTTCACCGATTGCGCCTTCTTCAGCTACTTCTGCAACTGTTGGAACTGCGGTGATTTTAGGAATTTCGAATGTCATACCAGCAGCTGGAAGAACTCCGCGGCTGATTGCATCGATTGAACCGCGATCAGCATTTGATAGCGGATTGATGATTTCTGCAAGCTGTGGTGTTGGAATCAAGCCAGCATTGTTTGTTGTGGTGTCATCTGCTGCGCGAACATAAGCGCGAGCATTGTCATCACCAAGAGCAGCGCGAACGCTGTTCTCGAGATATTTCGCCTTTGTGAACTCAAGGCGAGGAGCGGTGTAGAACGCTGGGCGTGGCGCAGCGGCTTCCACCTTGGCTGCTTCTACCGTTTCTTCGGCAGGAGCAGGAACGGTAGTGTCAGACACTTGTTCTCCTTCGGTTGGTTTGTCCTCTTCGGCGGTTGCCGGAGCGGAATCTTCTTTGGGTGCTTCGTTTTCTGATGCAGCGACTTCGCTAACGCGAGCTGAGTCGATAGCTGGATCAGTTACTAATGAAACTTCGTCGAGGGTTGCTGAGGTAATTTGCATAACGCCTTTATTGTTAACCCATTCGTTAATTTGTGCTCCAACGCTAAATCCATCGCGTAGGCCTTCAGTTGCTTCAATTAAAGCATCTTCGCCGGCCATTGTGTTAGCGATTTTGAAAGTAGCAACGATTCCATTTTTAGTGACTTCGTGAGCAACCATTTTTCCAATTGGGCGAGTGCGGTCGTGCTCGAGTAGCAATTTGACTGGCTTGATTTCAATTGAGTCGGCTGCGAATACCGTTGGACCAACTGAAGTATTGCCTTGCTCATTCCAAGTAACAATAGTGCCGCTGATTGTGCGTTTTACTGTATCGGCCGCTGTGACGACCATTGGCATATTAATTCTCATTAGGAATTAAGTCCTCTTCTCGTTGAATCTGCTCAACGCTCATCGCGCCGATACGATTTAGGATTTCATAAACTTGAGCGCGCTCCAAAGCATTACCGCGAAGGAAGTCGTCAAGTGCAAAGCGAGTCATTACTGGATTAGGTACAAAGTCCGGTAACGACAGTCTTTCCTCAATTGCCTTAAGTATTGGGCGAAGTGAGAAATCAACTAGTGAGCGCCGCTCTGATACCGCGTTGGAATAAGTCATTGAAGTAGTTTCGGCGCTCAAGAAGTAAGCAGGAATGCCACAGGCGCGAGCTAGTTCTAGCGCAACGTATTGGCGAGCCTCTGCAAGCTGTAATGACTTAGGATCAAAACCAAATTCTTTTAAATCAACGTCAGCATTAAGAAAAGCCGTTGAGCGAGATTGACGTGCAGTTTTCCAAGCGCTAAGGAGTGATGAAATTCTTTCGGCAGTTAAATTTGTACCATTAGATTTGATAACCATTGAGGGTGCTGGTTCTTTTGCATAATTTACTGCTGCGTTCTCAAGATATACAGCTGCAGCAATTGTTTTACCAGCTCTATGGAGTAATCCCTCATCTGGGCCATCAAAACGAATAATTGAACCAACGCCAGTTACCGGTACGGAAATACCATCAACTTTGTAACCTGTAATTTCTGTATTTTTGTAGTTTGTGTCAACCGTAACTCTATCTGGACTAATGCGAGTCCAAGCGCGAACGCGACCGCCATCAGTAGCGGCGTACATTTCTAAAACTTGTCCATAACCAACACCGTAAAGCCAAATGTCTTCAGCCAGCCAGTTATAAACAACAAATCCAGCAACTCTTGGATCTGGTTGATTGATTACTCGATGTGGATCTACATACGCGCCAGTAATGCGATTAAATGTTGTTAAAGGTAATGAACCGATTGTTCCGCAAATAATGTTTCGAGCTCTAGCGACTGACGGGACGCTCATAGCTAATTGGCGAGTTGTATTTGTTGCTCCGCCAAGTATGTTATACACAGAATCGGAAATTTGAATTGGGGTAAGAGCAGCTGTTACATCAAGAGGCTTCTCAGCCTTGACTGCTGTTACTTGTGGAAAGAAGAAATCTCTAATAGCACCCATTACCTCAGAATTGTAAGGGGTCTGTGCTACACAATTACAATATCAACACCATCATTGGCTTTTGTGGCGTAGTGAGTTGCTAAAGCCGAAGCAATAGCGCCACAAATCACCGCATTACTTACTTTCCGACCCATTACCCAACCGCCGTCACCGAAAGGTAGTTTGACGGCGGATAGGCATTGTTTAGTTAGCTCATCTTGTCCCGAGTGAGCTAACCGCTGAGATGAGATTGCTCCCAGTAACTCATCGCAGCTTTGCGCATAGTCAAGGCCATCTATCGGCTCAGTTCT